TGAGGACCTATGAAAAATATAAACAGTACCCGTTATTCAAATAAGAAAGAGAAACTAATAGATTATATTGACGTAACAGATAGTATCTCCATCAAATCTAATGGACCTATGCTCCTTATTGGTGGTAGAGGTAACTTCGATGGAGAGATTAGTCAATGTGAGTTGGATATATCATTTGGCCTCAAAGGGATGACAAGAGATGAACGCAAATTTGCAAGATGCTTTAAGGGAGCAGCTACACGAATTGTTCCCAGAAGCTAAAGATGCAAGTGGTAAGAGAGAGGTTACAATAAACTGCCCTTTATGTGAAAGAGAAGGCAGACCAGACCATGGAAGGCATATGTATATCTCTCTCGGGTTTGATGATAAGCCCCCTATGTATAACTGTTTTAAGAGTACAACTCATAGGGGGATTTTATCACAATCGTTCCTAGAGGAGTTTTCCAAGCATTCCCAGTACATCGACACTGAATTGATGGAAAATCTCGAAAAAGAGAATAAGAGGGTCTCTAATTTAGGCGCATATCGGCTAAATAGGAACAAGCAATATGGGTTTTTTATACTACCCTCTCAAAATAATGCACTTTCTGAAGCAAAATTGAGATATATCAATAATCGCTTAGGATTGGCATTAAATTATCAAGATCTTAAAGAGAATAAGATCATTCTAAACATAAGTGATCTATTGAAGTATAACAACATTCAGACCGCCACGCGGTCTGAGTATATCATGAACTTCCTTAATACTTATTTTTTAGGATTCATGACTAATACCAATGGATCTATCATCATGAAGAATATAGCTGATCCAAAGAAGGTGCAACTTCCAGAATCTATAGATAGTAGATATATAAAATATAACCTAGTTGATAATGCTGTATCTGGGTATTACGTTATACCAAGCAATGTAGATCTAGCATCTCATATCAATATACGGATAGCAGAAGGTACATTCGATATACTATCTGTATTCTATCACTTGTGTAATCAAGATAGGTTAAACAATATCTATCTAAGCATAGGTGGTAATGCATATTTAAGTGCCATCAAATACTTTGCTACTTCTATTGGAGTGGTGAATGCTACTTATCACTTGTATATAGACAATGACATCCCTGGGTATATCTTACCACAGATAAAGGATATGATATCTCCATTACATGAGGTATATATCCATATAAATGCATCTCCAGGAGAGAAAGACTTTGGAGTTCATCCCTCCAGGATATCTGAATATGTATACAAGTTATAGAGTATCGGACAAAAAATAAACCAGACTCCCATACAGTCTGGTTGGTCTATTAACCACTAGAACAACTTAATTGCTATGAAATAGAAAGAGTTATCTTTCTACAATCTTATTCATGTCATAAGCAGCCTGTTCGGCTAATCTTTTGACACTGGCGTATTTACTTGGATTTGGATGGCTGAATAACCTTAATCCATATCTTTCATCATATTCGTGAATCATTAGATCCACCAATGGTGAAAGCTTTTCGCCATAGATTTTTTCAATCATAGCAAAAGTTCTCCTTTCTTTATAATGAAGAGGGTCTGTATGGGTATCCTCTTCAAAGATATAATATATAACTAGAAAAGAGAACTATTCCCATACTCTTATGAGTATGGGATCTTTCTTATAGAACTTATAAAGCATCTAACAAAAAATAAACCAAGTTCCTGTACAACTTGGTTGGTCTATATAATCTTCTAGAAAACAACTTTATTGCACATGATGGAAAGATTATTTGCGCATAATCTTAGTTATATCATTAGCAGCTTCTTCAGCTAGCTTTCTGACAATAGCATATCTGACAGGATTAGGTTGTTCGAACAATCTTAATCCATATCTCTCATTGTATTCGTGGATCATCAAATCCACTAATGGAGATAAGTCTTTGATATTACTCATCATGGCGATAAGTTCTCCTTTCTTGAATTGAAAGGTTTCTGTACAGGCCTTCCTTTCAGTTCTATAATATATAACTAGAAAAGAGAACTATTCCCATACTCATTAGAGTATGGGATATTTCCTTATAGAACTTATATCATACTGAACAAAAAATAAACCAAGCTCCTGCACAACTTGGTTTCCCCTAGACTCAATAGAAGGCTTCTAGGGTAGCAAATTCATAGACTATATCTCAGATATATCTGAGATATCCATGGCTGCTTGTATAGCTGCATTTTTAATCCAGTTGTATCTGGTGCATACTTCTGAATCTTTGAATGCTTCTAGGCCATATCGATCATTATACTCGCCAATCATTAGATTGACCAATGAAGTGATATCTCTACCTTTGTAGACATAACTCATTATAATGATTCTCCTTTCCTAGTATAGAAGAACTTCTGTGCAGGTCAGTTCTTCAAAGATATAATATATAACTAGAAAAGAGAACTATTCCCATACTCATTAGAGTATGGGATATGATTTTTCAATGGAGTAAGAGTATAGAATATGATACAACCGATACAGAATGCATTTATAACTGCAATAGATTGGGGAACCAGGTTTCCTGTTACTATGTATAATTCATATGGTAGATTCTACAATATAGGATGGCCGTCTTCCATCTATAATGAGTCTAAGATGTACTTTGATAAGAAGATATCAGATTGTGATCTAGTATTGTCATATATCAAGAGTGCTAAGAAATATGATAGTAAGAAGTCTAGAAGAAAGAGATATAATCTGTGGAGAGATAAGATTATACTTATGAGAGATAAGATACCATACAACAAGTATGATTGGTTTCTCATACGGTATGATATATTATCCGATATAATAGTGGAGATGCTTCCTCCATTAAGTATACTAGCACTAGAAGATCAACCTATATTCTATACTGATAGCTATGATAGGGTTAAACCAAGGGATGATTCTTGGTTATCTGATATGAGAATAGATATACTATTCGCATTGATAGTAGCTAAGGTTAATGAACTAGGAATAGAAGTAGTTAGAGTATCTCCACTATATACTTCCGCAACTTGTCCTATGTGCGGTAACGTAGATAACAATAATAGGAACAAGTTTCAGCATAAGTATTGCTGTAGTAGATGTGGAACTGTTATGAACGATGATGGATTAGCGGCTCTAAATATCTACAATAAGGCATATGAGCAGAAGTTTGGTACCAGTATACCACAAACATTATATGGGGATAGTAGAAAGATAGTCCTATTACACCATCAGGCTAAGTATATAGATATACCTCACTCTGAATTAGAAAAAGAGACCATATATCCTATAATAACCTATAGCAGTCTTATAGACGATATAAAAAGAGATATAGCAAACTTATAGAAGAAGGTTGTATTGCAACCTTCTTTCTTTTTTCTAATCCAAGCCTACTCCATCACATCTTAATAACATGGCAGATTAGGAGGGTTAACGTATGGGTTTCTCTAATACCTCATATAGAGATACAGCTGATAGTATCATTAGTGCATATCAACAAAAGTTTCAAAAAGCTGTACCATATTACAAGTTTACTGATAAGAAACCTACAACTGTTGATTATTGGAACCTTAGTACTACACGTACTACTTTTGACCTAGCAACTGAGCAAGCGTATGATCAATTAGGAGAAGAATCTCCACTGCGGTTCAATAAGATCAAGTCTTTCCAGATCTATGGATTGACTAAGATGCATATTGATCTTCAAATTGGAGAATTTGGGCCAGAGTCTTCTCCTATTGAGGGAGATGCCTATATACTTCCTAATACGATCATCCCATCGGCAGATGATTACTTCACCATCAAGTCATTGTATGGTGATGATGCCAAGATGGTATTCAGGGTAACAGAGGTTCAGAAAGACACCATCGACAATGGTGGAAACTTCTATAGGATCCATTATATCTTAGACAGACCAGATATGGATGCTATCAAACATCTCAACCGTCAAACAGTTAAGGTGTTTGAATACATGCCTGGTAATGTAGGAACCAACTTTGTTACATTGATGGAAGATAAAGACAAGGCTGCATTGGATACACTTGCAGATATGATTGGAACTCTTAGACAGTTCTATATCGATATCTTCTATAAGAAGAATATCCAAACCTTTGTCTATCTATATAATGATGACTACTTGGTCTATGATCCATACCTTGTAGAATTCCTTATTAGGAATAAGATCATGTATAGCTCTACAGATTCTTATCTATACTTATCTCAAGCTACATTTAGATCAAGTACATTCTCTGTGGAGTATGCTAGAACATTGTTCCTAAACTTTGAAGAGAATGATCATGAGCTTAGTTTGAATACAGCATATCCGATAAGAATCTGTGATCCGAATAGCTTATTGGTAGATAGGCTAGAAGAATACTTTGAGTTGTCTATCCTAAAGCAGAACTATTCATTCTGTCATCCTATCAACTTCTTAGATATGGATCTTTTTGACCGTATAGTCAATGGAGAACTGTATGACGAGGAAGATATCAACAATCCTATCTATAGAAACATCATCATTGGCTATATGAAGGATGGATTAAACTATCATGTCTCTAAAGCAGCACTAGACTCTGTAAGAGAGATAGACTATCGTCCTAGCCATGAGCTGTTTTATGAGATTCCGTTGCTTATGTTTGTCATGACCAAGATACTCTTGGATGGTATGACTGATAAGAGTAAGGATGATACATGGGATGTACAGAATAAGTGCTATATGACACGAAAGTGAAGACACATTAATAATCCACGATGAGGAGGATATATAATGTCTCAAGCAGTAGACGAATACCTTCTTGAAGATATGAGGAAAGATGAGAACGATGAACTCATGTTCTCTCTTGGACTCAATGAAGAGGGGTTCATGATTGATACAGTGGCATGCTATGATGAAGAGGCAGATATCTACCCCGAAGATCAAGGCATGCTGTTCCCACAACCCATTAGAGAAATTTCCTGAGAAAGGAGTTATCTAAACAATGAATGCAGAAGATATGGTAGATGGACACTATGATGAGGACCTGATGGAAGATCCTCTCATGGCTATTGTGGACAAAGATCTCGATGACGAAGATGAATCTGAAGAAGAGCTTCTTCATGGAGACCTCGCTGATTCTGATATGATTGATATCGTAGCAGAAGAGGATCCGCTCAGCCCCATAGACATTGTTGATCAGGTCGATATGATTGATTAACAAAACATTGCAATAAAATTTTATCCGACTACAAAGGAGAAGGTGTATTTAGTATGGCAATGAAAAAGATTGTTGATGTAACGTGCGATCAGCCGTTTGTTATTGGTTATAGCTCTTTCGCTGGTATCTGCAAGGAAATCGTCCTTGATACAGATGCTATCCTCAAGTGCCTTGAGAACAAAGCAAAGGTTGCTGAGGTTCTCGCTAATGGTGTTCGTGTTCCGCTCCATTTCGGAAACTTTGATTCTGACAATGGTCCGTCTGCTGTTACTCAGGATGCTGTTCTTGAGACCGATGTTGAGGGTCAGCCTCCTGTTAACGTAGAGGTTATCACCAGCGCTGCTAAGAAGACAGCTGCAGCTCCTGAGGTTGTTGAAGTAAACAATACGGAAGTTGAAGTTATCAAAGGTGAGGAAGTTGCTGAGCAGCCGAAGGTTGTTGAAGAGAACGTCGAGCCGCTTGATGGCAAGGATATTGAAGTCAACGAGAAGCATGAGGAAGAGGCTCCTGAGGCTATCGAGAAGAAAGACTCCAAGAAGAAAAAGAAATAAGATCATTCTTAATTCATACATGAACCTAGGGATTGAGTTCCCTAGGTTCTTTACATGTCTTACATTCCAATAATATAATGGCTTATGTGAGGGGTGTATATAAGTGAGTAACAAAAATGGACTTGGAGACCTCATTGGATGCATTATCTGTGAGGAAACTCGTACAGATATAGAGTTCAAGATCACTGGTGAGAATAAGAATGGTTTCGTCATTGCAGAAGGCATTCTGCAGGAAGCTGATGAGATCAATAGAAATAGACGCTATTATCCTGTAGAGGAGATTACTGCTGCTATTATGAATCCCCGTCAGCAGGAACTTGTATCTACTGGAAACTTTAAGGGTGAAGCAGGACATCCATTGGATAAGTCCCTTGCTCGTCAGCAGAAGATTGATCCTCAATGTGAACAGATTTGGTATACTAAGCTTTGGATGGATGGTCCATATGTTATGGGACACTTCAGAGGAACCAACAATGATCTCGGACGTTCATTGAACGATGATCTTAAAGATGGGCAGAAGCCATCTGTCTCTCTTAGAGCACTTGGTTCTCTGCTGAATGAGAATGGTAGAGCTACTGTACGTAATATGCAGATTGTTACGTATGATAGAGTATACTTCCCATCACATTCTAAGGCTTACATGACTAAGCTTGTAACAACAGAGTCTGCTGGCTCGGATGGTATAAAGAAGTATATTATCGATGAGGGATCTAATATGTTCTCCAAACAGAAGGAGGTAGACTTCCTGTCTGAGCATGGAAACAGTGTAGATACCAATGATAACTTCATTGCTCCTCTTACTCAGAATGAGATCAATAACTTTATCTTGAGTGAGTCTAGCAACATCCGTTCAGTATTGAACTCTTTTGATATCTTCTATGAATCTATGGAATATGATCCGTATAACCGTACGGTTAGTATGAAAACACGTCTTGGCGATACGATTCATCTGAATCTCGAAACTGCTGTGTCTAGAGAGATCATGAATGGAATCTCGGACTTATTTTAACTACATAAGTTCATAAAGGGAGTATAGCGCAGTGGCTATACTCCATATCTTTGTCTAAAAGTGAGTAGATCATCTTATAAAGGATATTTGTATCACTTAGGGAGGTTCTATACATGTTATACGTAAAGAGAGGATCAGAAGATAGCTATTCACCGACAGATCTACCAGTAAACGTATTTGCATTTGAGGGTGCAGATGGTGCTGGTAAGACTCAGTCTATCTCTATGGTAAAGAAGTGGTTAGAAGAGACCAATATCGCTACAAAAGTTCATCTCTTATCTCTTCCATCTGCTAACCATGTAGAGTATAAGGCTATTAGATCCTATCTTGATATCCCAAATAAGACTAGTCATGAGAGTATGACTATGCAATTTAAGATGTTGCTGAATATGAAAGCAGCATTCAACGATCTCACTAGAGGTATCATCCATAATGACTCTAGAAGACATATAGTGCTTATGGATAGATCTGCACTATCTACAGTTGCTTATAGTATCTTAGAGAACAATGGCTTGAACATGGCACTCTATACAGAATACTGTAGCTATCTTATGCATAATAAGTATAAGGTTAGAGTATCAGAGATACTAAAGTGTATGGCCGATACAATCAATATGGAAGAACTCCCATTGGATATTCCTACATCTAAGGGATATCCTATCTGGCCATATGAACTTCTCCATTATATCTATAAGAAGCTGTTGGTTAATGAGAGATTGGATGGCAAGGCTGTATGTAACAAGTATTCTATCCATTCTGCATATATTGTACCAGATATCACATTCATCATAGATCCAGGTACTAAGATTCTCACTTCTCATTGTGAAGCTAGAGTAAAAGAGTTAGAGGATAAGAAGTTAGATCCCAATACTAAGACTAAACGCTTTATAGATACCAATGATGTAGATCTAAATAAGGTGCTGTATGTAAATAAGCTGTACAATAGCCTGTTTAATAGCATTGATAGCTGGTATACGACCCTTAAGAATAGCAATAGAGATAACCTCCTTCGTAAGGATATAAGACCTCTTGTAAAGATAGAATGTAAAGATGGTAGATTGGAAGAACAGGCTATATATGATGAGATGATCAAAGATATCAAGTACCACATCTCAGACTTGCATGACTTCCAGAATGCTAAAGGCAACAGTAGACAATAAAAAAGAAAAGGAGAAAGAGGTTAATCCTCTTTCTCTGTTCTCTATGCGAATACCATCCTAGGCTTATCTATGATAGATGAGATTACTACAGTTACTGGATCAGATTCTCTCTCCGATGACTTCACCATATACATGTAATTGCTGCACTCATCTACTGCTCTCTGTAAAGTAGTTGTTATGAGATAGATATCTTGCCATTTACCATTCCTAGTCATAGGACAAGTATACTTCTGTCCTAGAGAGGTATTGTATTCTAAGTCTATATTCTTACAAGATCTAAATAGACCAGATAGATCATCATTCACTATCTTATTCAAACACATCTCTATCTTCATTCCTGGGCTTAATACACTTCTATATACACTCTCAGGCCAATCTGGTTTATGGGCTATAGGAGGAGAACATTTTATTGCTGTATCGAAGTCTACTTCTACTAGTTCTCTCTTCAATACCTCTCTATTATTCAATATGAACTGTATGACCCAATCTCGGTTTATATTTTCTATAGCCATCATATACTTCTTAGATGGGTTAAGATAGTCTATATACTGATCACAGTGGGATAGCTCATGTATTACTGTATTCATAATCACTGCGTTTACCTGATCATCTCTGATTGCTTTCATTCTAAGACAATGAATGAATATATTGAATAAGTTGATATCTACCCTAGAGAATACTTGCTGCCCTAATACAGTTCCTGTATGCATGATATCTTTAGGACCAAAGGTTATATTGGTTGCTCTAAAAGTAGGATTGATAACTCCATTGCAGAGTACGAAAGTTTTTACAGCAAACTCAGCAAACTTACTATACTTGGATTCCATCTCGTCTATGATCTCTTTATTAGTTCTTCTCATATACAAAGACCATCCTTTCATATTTATAGTATGCAGTTGAGTACTGAGTTATGCTTTGTCTCATAATCCTAGCTGGCGACATCGAATTAAAGTCGTCAGCAAAGGATGTGATATTGTATGGGAATAGTATTGCCGTCTGCCATGCAGCCTGTCAATCTAAATTCTCAATCCACACCACAGAATGTTAACCCACCAATGGTAGAGATTCCTAATTCTACCATCTATTACCATAAATCAACCACCAATAAGTCTTTCATAGAGATGAGTAACTACTTGAGGGCTATTGGTGTTAAGAACCATCGTTTTATGCTTGCTCTATTGGATCCAGATCTAGCAAAGATAGATCCACACGATCCTAACCTGAATACAGCATATAAGATGAAAGTTCTTCAAGAGTGTAGGGTTAACTTCTGGTACTACTTAAGAGAAGTAGTACGAGTTCCATCATCTGGTCCTCCGTCCCCATTCCAGCTGAATAGAGGTAATATGGCATTCTTGTACTTAGCTACAATGAATATCAATACCATATTATTGATGCCTCGTCAGACTGGTAAGACCATTGGTGCAGCATGTTTCTATACCTACGTATATAACTTTAGAACACAGAACTCTCAGATCTCTCTGTTGAACAAAGAGTTTAAAGACTCTAAAGAGAACTTGTCTCGTATAAGAGCTATACGAGATCTATTACCTACCTATCTTAGATTCGATGCTGTATTCTCTATTGTCAATGGTAAGAAGACTAAAGTTCCTAATACAGCAATCTATATGGAGCATGCAGTTAACCATAATAAACTTAGAACCTATGCTAAAGCACGAAATGAACTAGCTGCTGCTAATCTGCTTCGTGGTCAGACCTTCCCATTACTGTGGGTTGATGAGTACGCATTCGTTCCTTATATGAAGATTATATATGGTAACATGTTACCAGCTATGAGTAAGGCTGTTGAGATAGCCAAGAAGAACAATGTACCATATGGTATCCTATATACTACAACCCCAGGCTTCTTGACTACAGAAGAAGGTAAGTATGCATATAAGGTTATCAACAATGCTACAAAGTTTAATGAAGGATGGTATGATCTAACCTACCCACAGATTATAGATCTTATCACCTCTAATAGACTATCAACCTTTGTTCATCTTCAGTTTACTTATCAAGAACTTGGATACTCTGAAGAATGGTTCTATGACCAGGCTAAGGGTGCCGAATGGGATTGGCCTCTTATCAGACGCGAGTACTTGCTAGAGTGGTCTGATGAATCGGAAAACAATCCATTTACCAAGGAAGATCTTGATACTGTAAAGAAGTTCTGCAAGAATCCTAAGAAGACCTTCCTTATCTTCAATAAGTATGAGCTGAAGATCTTTGAGGAGATTCCTCTTAAGAGTAACTTGATTCCTAAATATCCACCTATCATTGGTGTTGACCCATCTGGTGGTGTGTCTAAAGACTCTTCATGTTTAACTTTTGTAGACTCTAGAACTACTCGAGTATTTGCTGAGTTGAGATGTAATACTATCTCTCTCATAGAGCTTGCTCGGGTAATAGAATACATAGTCATCAATATGATGCCGAATGCTATAGTCAATATAGAGCGTAATGGAGTAGCGACAGCAATCTCAGCGTAGAGAGTAATCTTTACGTTTCAACAGTGTTAATTGCTTTGACAGAGGGTTAGAGCCATCATGCTACAACGTAATCCGAAAGGATAAGCGTGATAGATTAAAAAGTTGATGGATTTCCTCACTTTAGCAGCGAAACTCCTAAGTATGTATATATGGAGTACGTTCAACGATCAGCCCTTGACGAGGGAATGTAGAACTGCAAGCAAATGGCAGAAGAAAAATCCTGGCCTCAGAAATGAGGATGACAAATGATCTCTTCACGTCCTGTAATGGGAGTGCTTAGGAATCGACCTAGGGATAAGAGTTGCGCCTTATCTAAAGACAAAGGTTACGGTCTATCAGTTATAGCAAAGCTCAAAGAGACAAGAGTTAAGAGAAACCTTTATTATGAAATCAAAGATAGAGAGCTAGAAGAGACTATAGAGAATGGCGTAAGGAAAGTAAAGAAGACCAAGACTAGAGTATTTGGTACTCACTCTACAAACACCGTTCGTAATACACTCATTGAGATTCTTAAAGAGAGAATGAGGCTCCATAAAGATAAGTTCATCTCTCCTACTATATATCAAGAACTTAGAGGGTTAGAGGTTAAGAGGAATGGTAAGGTAGAACACTCTGACCTAACCCATGATGACCAAATCTTCTCTTATCTCATGGCCATGTATGTATGGTATGAGGGTAAGAATCTTAGAGAGACCTTTGGTATTGAGAAGTTTGGTATCAAGACAGAAGAAGCTGTAGATGATATCGTAGATTTGGCTACCTCTGAAGACTTTGGTGATATTACAGAAGAGATTCTGTATGCTACCAAAGATGATAATGACAAGTTCGAATCCGATATGGCTGAACTCAATAAAGCAAAAGGAATGATGCTTGATGAGTTCATGGCAGCTCAAAGAAAGAAAGAAAATGATAGACTGAAGATAATGCTTCAGAATCCTGTTATGAGAGAAGCATATGCTAGAAAGTATGGAGTATCAGCAGATGATCTCTCTATAGCAGAAGTAGGAGATACCGTAGGACCACAGAGTTCTAACCTTATTCCTAACTCTCTTTTCA